CCGAAATATATCGGGAAACATCCACTAATGCCATTTAACTAATTTATATGCGTCCAGTTTTTGGGGTACACATCAGAACGCCATCGGTCCTTTTTTGATGCCGGAGATGATACGAATGCCAAGAAGACCGCAGACACCGTGCAGATATCCGGGATGCCCAAAGCTGGTGCCGTATGGAAGAAAGTATTGTGATGAACATGAACGGCAGTGCCGGAGCGAACGGAAGAGTGCAGTGCTGCGTGGCTACGGGAGAGAATGGCAGAAAGCCAGGATGTTTTTCCTGAAACGTCATCCCTGGTGTGTTCGCTGCAAGGAAAAAGGACGGCTTGTCCCGGCAACCGTTGTGGATCATATCAAGCCGCACCGCGGCGACCCGGATTTGTTCTGGGATGAGAAGAACTGGCAGCCCCTTTGCAAGAGCTGCCATGACCATAAGACGATGACCGAAGACCGGGACATCGAGTACAGGTACTGAAAGACAAGCGGGGCGGGGGGGATGCAAATCTCTGCAGCCCTTCCGTCCATGACCGCCGCCCCCTCAAATGGGAAAAACCGCGAAATTCATAAGGGGGGATATAAGGACGGTCTTTAACCGAATATCAGACAGCTCCAGGCTTCTGGCCCGGGGCTTTTTTATTGCCAGGAAGAAGGGAGCCTTCATGAATGACTGCCAGCGCAGGCAGATTGAAACCATGCGGAAACAGGGGATGGGATACAAGGCCATCGCCCGGGAAACGAAGCTGTCACGGGACAGCGTACGGAATTATTGCCGCTGGCATCATCTAAACGGATACGGAGCCGCCATCGCCGCGGCATCCAGAAAGGAAACAGTGTATGAAGACATCGGATATGGAATGGAAAGTCCTGCCCATCGGCCAGCTGAAGCCTGCGTCATATAACCCCAGGAAGCAGCTGAAGCCCGGCGACAAGGAATATGAAAAAATTAAGCATTCCATCCAGGAGTTCGGTTATGTAGAACCCGTCATTGCCAACTACGACATGACCGTCATCGGCGGGCATCAGCGCCTGACAGTGCTGAAAGAACTGGGCTATGAAGAAGTCCAGTGCGTGGTTGTCCATATCGAAGACGAACACAAGGTCAAGGCCCTCAATATCGCGCTCAATAAAATCACCGGCGCCTGGAACGAACAGCTCCTGGCCGACCTCATCGTGGATTTGCAGAGCGTTGATTTCAATGTAGACCTGACGGGTTTCGAAGCACCGGAAGTGGAGCAGCTCTTTTCCAAAGTCCACAATAAGAAGGTGAAAGAAGATGATTTCGATGTGGACGGAGAACTGGAACAGCCGGCTATGGCCAAGGCAGGGGATATCTGGCTCCTGGGGGAACACCGTGTCATCTGCGGCGATGCCACGCTGCCGGAAACCTACACACGGCTGATGGACGGCAAGAAAGCAAATCTGGTGCTGACGGATCCTCCGTACAATGTGGATGTGGAAGAAACGGCCGGGAAAATCAAGAACGACAATATGCCGGACGATAAATTTTATCAGTTCCTGTTCAGCGCTTTCGTCAACATGGAGCAGAACATGGAACGGGATGCATCCATCTATGTGTTCCACGCCGATACGCAGGGGCTGAACTTCCGCAAGGCCTTCAAGGACGCAGGCTTCTACCTGTCCGGCTGCTGCATCTGGAAAAAGAACGCCCTGGTCCTGGGCCGCAGTCCGTACCAGTGGCAGCACGAGCCGTGCCTGTTCGGCTGGAAGCTGAACGGGAAACACCAGTGGTATTCCGACCGCAAGCAGACAACCATCTGGGAATATGACCGTCCGAAAGCCAGTAAGGAACATCCGACCATGAAGCCCGTGGCGCTCATGGCCTATCCTATACAGAACTCGTCCATGAGCCACTGCATTGTCCTGGACCCGTTCCTCGGCTCCGGCTCCACGCTCATGGCCTGCCAACAGACAGACCGCATCTGTTATGGCATCGAGCTGGACGAGAAGTTCGTCGATGTCATCGTGAAGCGGTATATCAGCGAGTGCGGGAGTGAAGGCGTGTTTATACTGCGTGGGAATGAGAAAATTACTTATGATAAAGTGCAAGAATGACTTGCTATTATCGGCGTTCAGAGTGATATATGTACTAGCAAAACAAGGAGGTACATAGACCATGACAATCCAGACGAACCTGAACGACCGCAAGGAACTGGCCAGACGGCTGATTCCTTTCAACCATAACGAAAAGCTTCATTACACCGGGACGCCGGCCTTTGCCTACGAAGGGCAGGGCTTCCGCATCCTTCGCAGCGGCGATATCGAATGCGATGATGAAAAGACAGAAGCTGCCATCACGGCTTTCCTGCAGGAAGCCGGAATACTTCCGCAGCCGGAACCGGAAGAAGGAACAAAAACCGAAGTAACGCAAGAACCGACACAGCAGGATGAAACGCCAGAATCGGAAGCACTGCCGCAGACGGAGCCGGACAGGATGGAAATCAAGGTCCCCATTAATGGCATGGACGGTGCGCAGCTACGCAACCTGGTCTTCATGCTTCATGCCCAGCAGTACCTGCTGAACCGGGCCGCGGGGCACGAAAACATCCATGTGCCGGACAGGTTGGTGGAAGACCTGAAAGAAGAACCCGGTACAGACAGGACGTCCTTCTTTGCCATCTATCAGAACTACAGCAAGGAAGGACGGGGTTTCCTGATTGCCGCAGATACGGTGACATTCTGTTTCGCCGCGACCGGCAATGCTGTGAAGAACCGCGCCCTAATTGAACTGGCGGCTTTCATGGTCAGCGCGGCGAAAAAGGCGAAACGGGTCCAGCCCGCCACACGGAAGCCGGAAAACGAGAAATACTACCTGCGGATGTGGCTCCTGCGCATCGGCATGGGGAGCAAGGCCAGCCACGAATCGCGCATGGCCCTGCTGAAAGGCCTGAAGGGATGGAGTGCCTTCCGCACGGAAGAAGAAACCAAGGCTCATGCCAGAAAGCAGAAGGAACGCCGGCATCAGAACCCATAAATTTTCGATTTAATTCATAATAATTCTCAAAATGACTTGCTATTGTGTGCCTTTAGAGTGATATATAGTGTACCAAAAGAACACACGCACACATAGAAAGGACAGAGAGGATTATGAAAACACTGCACTTTGGCATCGAAATGGAAATGACAGGGATTACGAGAAGCCGGGCCGCCAGCCTCATGGCCCGCTTCTTCGGGACGGAAAGTCGGCATGAAGGCGGAGCCTACGATACCTACACCGCAAGGGATGAACAAGGACGGAAATGGAAAGCCATGAACGACTCCAGCCTGGTTCCACAGAAGAAGGTGAACGGAAACATTACAGATGCTTCCAGCTTCTACCGCACGGAAGTGGTCAGCCCCATTCTTTCCTACGAAGACATCCCGAAGCTGCAGGAATTGGTGCGGATGCTACGCAAGGCCGGGGCCTTTGCCAATAAATCCTGCGGCATCCACATCCACGTCGGGGCCGAACGCTTCACGGCAAAGACACTGCGGAACCTGGTGAACATTATGGCGAGCAAGGAAAACATGATTTACCGCGCCCTTCAGATCAACCCCTCGCGGGAAAGCCGGTACTGCCGGAAAACGAACACCACCTTCCTGAAGGACCTCAATCGGAAAAAGCCGGACACGCTGGACGGCATCGCCGACCTCTGGTATCAGGAAGCACCCTACGGACGGAACCATCATTACAACAGCACCCGCTACCACGGGCTGAACCTGCATGCCACCTTCACCAAAGGGACCGTCGAGTTCCGGCTTTTCAACGGGACGCTCCACGCCGGAGAAATCAAGGCATACATTCAGTTCTGCCTGGCCGTCGCTCATCAGGCCCTGGCCCAGAAGAAAGCCTCGGCCCGGAAGTCCGAGACGGACAATGAGAAATACGCTTTCCGGTGCTGGATGCTCCGGCTCGGACTCATCGGTGACGAGTTCAAGACCTGCCGGTTCCACTTCCTGAAACACCTCACGGGCAATTCCGCATGGCGCAATGCCGCCGCTTGAAGGGGATAGCCTTACGGGCAGCTTCGGCTGCCCTTGGGGTAGTAGAAGGGCAATCCCTTCAGAAAGGATGAGAGCGATGAAACAAAGTATCTACATTGCCTACGGCAGCAACATGAGTGAAGTACAGATGGCAAGACGGTGTCCTGACGCCGTTCTTTCAGGGACGGGCCGAATCCGGGGCTATGAACTCCTCTTCAAAGGTTCCCTGACAGGATGTTACGCCACGATCGAGAAGAAGGCGGATGCCTTCGTGCCGGTTGTTTTCTGGTGCATTTCTCCGGCGGATGAACGGCGGCTCGATGCCTATGAAGGTTTCCCGCGGTTCTACTACAAAAAAGAAGTGGATGTGGAAACAGATGATGGCATCCTCAGCGGTCTTGTGTACATCATGCACGAAGACCGGCGGTTCGGCATCCCGGAAGACTGGTACTACCAGAACATGGAGCGGGATTACCGCAAATTCGGTTTCGACCTGTCCGTCCTGCGGGCCGGGCTGCGGCACAGCCGGGAACGGATGGAAGGAACGCGGGTGCGGCTTATCTCCATGGATGACAGGCAGGCCCCGCCCAGGGGAACAGAAGGCACCGTCCAGTTCGTCGATGATGCCGGGACCATCCATGTACAGTGGGATACAGGCAGCAGTCTCGGGCTGATCCCCGGAGCTGATGAATGGGAAGTCATCGAATAAGATGCATAAATATCGGATAGGCAGTCAGCGTCGAACTATTCGAAGACAATGGCCACGCCATCGAATGGGTCATGAAGAATTAAAAAAGAGAACCAGAGGGGAACGCAGATGCGGTCCCCTCTGTCGTACAGCCCGCGAGGGCTTTTTTATTGGGAGGTGAGCGCCATTGGCTGTACGAGGAAGAAAACCGAAGCCGACGGCGCTCAAGGTGCTGGAAGGCAATCCCGGCCATCGTCCCCTCAATAAGAAGGAACCCATGCCAAAGGGACGGCTCCCTCGCTGCCCGGACTGGCTGGAATACGATGCCAAGAAAGAATGGAAGCGGCTGGGGAAAGTCCTCGCTGAGATGGGGATGCTGACCAATCTGGATATGATGGCCTTTGCCGGGTACTGCCAGGCATATGCCCGATGGAAAGGAGCGGAAGAGTTCATCACCCAGCATGGGGATATGGTGCGGACGCCGAACGGATACCTGCAGCAGGTACCGCAGGTATCCATTGCCCAGACGAACCTCAAGATCATGCTGAAATTCTGTGAGCAGTTTGGCCTGACCCCGTCAGCCCGGAGCCGCATGATTGGGGAAGAGAACGGGGCAGAAAAAGAAACGGATGAAATGGAACTGCTGTTAAGGGGGTGACAAGTTTGGCATTTGTATATAAGCCGTCAGCGTTCATGCTGCCAGATTCCCATTACGACAAGGACAAGGCCGACAGGGCGGTTGCCTTCATCGAGCATCTCTGTCATACCAAAGGCAAATGGGCCGGGCAGCCGTTCCTGCTCCTGCCGTGGCAGGAACAGATTGTGCGTGATCTCTTCGGCATCGTCAAGGAAAACGGGAAACGGCAGTTCCTGACGGCTTATATAGAGATTCCAAAGAAGAACGGGAAACAGCTCGCACTGGATACACCCATTCCCACGCCGGAAGGATGGAAAACCATGGCCGATTTAAAAGTCGGCGACAGGGTCTTTGACGAGCAGGGAAAGCCCTGCCATGTTGTCGCCAAAAGCCCGGTAGATGATACCGAACAAGCCTATGAACTGGTTTTCCGGGATGGAGGACGGATTGTGGCCGGTGAACGTCATCTGTGGGATGTGGAATATACTTATGGAAAGACGCGGGAAAAGCAATGGACAACCGGCGAGATTTACCGCCGCACGAAACAGTACAGGGAAAAATCCAAAGATAACCGCTCGCTTATCCGGATTCCCGTCAACCAGCTATTACACCTTCCGGAAAGGAACCTTCCGTTAGATCCTTATTTATATGGCTACTGGTTGGGAAACGGTTCTGCAACAAAACCGGAAATCACGGTGCGTGACAGTGATGTGGAAGACCTGATTCCGCTGATTCCGTACCCGCTGCATAACCGCTATCCACAGACCTGCGGCGGCAGCGAAATCCTGGTGTATAAGGCATTGAAATCTATCCTGGTGAAAAACTTCCGGGATAAGGTCATCCGGCCGGAATACCTCAGGGCTTCCGAAACGCAGCGATGGGCCTTGCTGCAGGGACTGATGGATTCCGATGGCTGCATCGGAACACGGAAAGGGCAGGGCGTATACGTCAGCACCATTCAAGAATTAGTAGAATCAGTGCAGGAACTGTTGTGGAGCCTTGGCATCAAGAACGCCATGACGTCATGCCCTTCGACCCGCTATGGGAAACCGACAGGCGAGACTTTGTATCAGATACGGTTCACCGCCTTTACGGATCAGCCGGTCAGCAAACTTCATAGAAAAAGCATCCGCAGACGGGAACGCGAAAAAAAGACGCGTTCCTGTTTTCATTATCTGAAAGAAATCAAGCCGCTGGATGATAAGGTTCCCATGCAGTGCATCCAGGTGGACAGCCCGAGCCATTGCTATCTGGCGGGGCGGACGATGGTGAAGACGCATAACAGCGAGCTGGCGGCGGCTATAGCTCTTTATCTTTTGTACGCCGATAACGAACCGAGTGCCGAAGTGTATGGTGCGGCCTGTGACCGCAACCAGGCATCCATCGTCTTTGATGTGGCACGGCAGATGGTCGAGATGAGTCCAGCCCTGATGCGCCGTTCCAAGATACGGTCGGCCGGGAAGCGGATCATCAACTACCGCAATGCCGGGTTCTATCAGGTATTGTCAGCGGAAACAGGAACCAAGCACGGACTCAATGTATCCGGCCTGGTCTTTGATGAAATCCATGCCCAGCCGAACCGGAAACTCTACGATGTCCTGACCAAAGGCTCTGGTGATGCAAGGGAGCAGCCGCTCTTTTTCATCATCACCACAGCGGGCAATGACAAGAACAGCATCTGTTACGAACTGCATACCAAGGCCCTGGACCTGATGGCGGGTCGGAAGAAGGATGCCACCTTTTACCCGGTGGTCTATGGGCTGGAACATGAGGAAGACTGGACGGATGAAGCGAACTGGTACAAGGCGAACCCGTCCCTGGGCCATACCATACAAATCGACCGCGTCCGGGAAGCGTATCGGAATGCCGTCGAAAATCCGGCGGAAGAGAATGTCTTCAAGCAGCTCCGGCTCAATATCTGGACTTCGGCCAGCATCCGCTGGATACCGGAACAGGTCTATGACAAGGGGAGCCTTCCCATTGACCGGGATTCCCTGCGGGGGCGGATGTGCTACGGCGGGCTGGACTTGTCCAGTACGTCGGATATCACGGCCCTGGTTCTGGCTTTCCCGCCACGGAGCGATGACGAGAAATACATCCTGCTTCCTTTCTTCTGGCTGCCGGAAGACACGCTGGAACTGCGGTGCCACCGGGACCATGTCCTATACGACGTCTGGCAGAAGCAGGGCTTCATCCAGACAACGAAAGGGAACGTCATCCATTATGGTTTCATCGAGAAGTTCATCGAACGTTTAGGAGAAACCTATAACATCCGGGAAATCGCTTACGACAGGTGGAACGCCACCCAGATGGTGCAGAACCTGGAAGACATGGGCTTTACCATGGTGCCTTTCGGCCAGGGATTCAAGGATATGTCGCCACCGTCGAAGGAGCTGTTCAAGCTCTTGATGGAAGGGAACATCCTCCATGGCGGCAATCCCGTCCTCAAATGGATGGCCGGCAACGTCGTCATGCGGCAGGATCCGGCGGGGAACATCAAGCCGGACAAAGAAAAATCCGTCGAAAAAATCGACGGAATTGTGGCGTCTATCATGGCACTGGACCGCTGCATCCGCAACGGAATAGGCAGCGGCAGTGTCTATGACGAACGGGGTGTTATTGCTTTTTGATTTTTATTACCAGGTGATTTGGCAGATGTTCATTCTGAACACCCAATCGAAAAGATACGCCATTTCCCTTAAAAGTGGAGAGATGCCTTCCTTTTTCAGGTCTACATAGCCTGTCAGGTATTTTCGTACAGATACCTTAATGTCGTCGTCCAATCTTAGGTCATGAAGTGGGTTATTGCAGTAGAACATTCCCTTTATGCCATGTATTCCCATTGTTTTCAATGTTCTCTTCATCAGTACCTTTATACCGAAGCTGCCGATAGTATCAAATACGAGGCAACCGTGGGGAAAGGCACCCTTTAGCCTCAGAATAAGTTGATGTACCTCTTTTTCTCTGAGATACATAAACACTCCGGCTGCAAACAGGAAAACTCCTTGAACTACATCAATGTATTGAGTCCAAGTATCATCATTTAAATCAGCCGCGATATTGATTTCTCGGCCAATAGGGGGAAGAAGCGAATTTCGTATGGAAATAATGTCTTTCCTGTCGATATTGTATAGATTCATTCTTCCGTTATCTCCTAAGCGAGGGGTCTGATCTAATCCGCATCCCATATTCACAACAGCCGCATCTGGATGGGAAGATAGATAGTCTTGCATCTCATAAAGAATAGCTTTGCTTCGAAGAATACCTTCTAAGGCACCAAACTTCCAAACAAAAGAACCTTTCTTTTTATCAAGCGTAGAAAAATCGTAATTCAGATGTCTGATTACGTCATCCGCATAAGGGTCTAGGAGAATGTGAGGGAAGAGTTCATTGCCAAGTTTCCTGGCATAGAGGGGAATGATTAATGTTTCTTGCACCGTATTTTTTTCAATAGTTATTCTGCCCATGAGTGCTCATTTCCTTTCTGAGATTTACTATTATGAAAATAGTTTACCAATAATAAAACGTGTTTGTAAACTATCAATTACTAGGTTAAGTATCCCTTTTCAGGAGGTTTTCATGCATATCCCATTTTTATCCAGCCTGTTCCGTACTCGGGACAAGCCTCAGAACTATTACATCAGCACGGATTTCCGTTATCTGTTCGGGCCTTCCACCAGCGGCAAGATGGTGAACGAGTTCACGGCCATGCAGACAACGGCGGTGTATGCCTGTGTCCGCATCCTGGCGGAAACCTTGGCAGCTCTGCCGCTACAGCTGTACCGTTACACGCCGGGCGGCAAGGAGCGGGTCTATGACCATCCGCTGTATCATCTGCTTCATGATGAGCCGAACCCGGAGATGACCTCGTTCATCTTCCGGGAAACGCTTATGAGCCATCTACTCATCTGGGGCAATGCCTACGCCCAGATCATCCGGGACCGCTTGGGACGGGTGCAGGGACTTTATCCGCTGCGTCCAGACAAGATGACCGTCTGCCGGGATGACCGGGGACAGATTTTCTATCTGTATACCAAGACGGGTGATGAGAATCCGAATGTCAAACCATACGGGCAGGTGGTCCTGCAGAAGGAAGAAGTGCTGCATATCCCCGGCCTTGGTTTTGACGGCCTGGTCGGCTATTCGCCTATTGCCATGGCCCGCAATGCCGTGGGCATGACCATGGCCTGCGAGGAATACGGTGCGTCTTTCTTTGCCAACGGGGCCAGTCCCAGCGGGGTACTGGAGCATCCAGGCGTTCTGAAGGACCCGGGCAGAGTCCGGGATTCCTGGAATGCTGTCTATCGGGGGACAGGCAACGCGCACAAGGTAGCCGTGCTGGAAGAAGGCGTGCGCCCAGATGGGCGTCATTGATAGTAGTGTTTGGTACTACCACCCACAATCATGGGTGAGTTGACCTGTCTTACCGCAAAGTGAAAGCTGATACGGGAACATAGCACGACAGGAAAGCGGTAAGTTACTCAAAGGCTAAAGGGTACGACTGAACCGCCACAACAATCGGATATGAGGTTTAAGGTATCTACTGAACGTGAGACTTGAGTGTCCATTTCCGAGGGGAATTGGGAAATTAGCCTGTTACCCATTCCGTGACTGACTGTCTTTACATCCTTCAAAGGCGGCATGATTGCGAATGTCACGGCACGAGCAGGAGAACCTGTGTTAAAGAGTCTAAAGCGGAACCGATAATTCGAGCATACCAAGCAATGACGCTAACTGGGGATACCCTAAAGGCGGATGCCGAAAGGCTATAGTCTATAGGACTTGAATACCGCCCATGGGTACGGAGCGTTCGTAGTAGTCCGAGAGAGTTAATAGCTCTTACATGGCGAAGGAACGCAGCTTATGCAACTCTAAAAGGAAAGGTGAAAGGGAGGAGAAACCTCAATGAAACCAACATCTGAAATTTTAGAACGAATGTACAGAAATTCTGAAGAGCATTCAGACGGTATCTACACGCGGCTCTATAGGTATCTTTTGCGAGAGGATATTTACATGACCGCATACAAGAACCTTTACGCAAACAAGGGCGCAGGAACTGAGGGTGTGGACAATGATACGGCTGACGGTTTTGGAAAGGAATATGTGAATCAGATTATTGATGAACTGAAAAACCAAACCTATGAGCCAAAAGCGGTAAAACGTGTCTACATTCCTAAGCGCAACGGAAAAATGCGTCCATTAGGTATTCCGTCATTCAGAGACAAACTGATACCGGATGCGATACGGCAGATACTTGAAGTAATCTATGAGCCTGTTTTCAGTACTCATTCGCACGGATTCAGACCGAATAGAAGCTGTCACTCAGCGCTGAAAGAAATCAGCCGTTCTTTCCGCAGTACGAAATGGTTTGTCGAGGGAGACATTAAGGGATGCTTTGACAACATTGACCACACGGTTCCGCTGAATCTGCTTTCTGAGAAGATTAAGGACAGCAAGTTCATAAATCTGATAGGAAAGTTTCTGAAAGCGGGCTACATGGAAAATTGGGAGTACCACAAGACATACAGCGGAACTCCGCAGGGCGGCATTCTTTCCCCGATTCTTGCAAATATATATCTGCATGAGTTGGACAAGAAAGTAGAAGCCATGCAGAAAGAATTTAATGCGCCTGCTGATTATGCCTATACACCTGCATACGGCAAAAAGGTGAGAGGAATTGTCAAATTGCAAAAGCGTTACGGCGAATGCGTTGATGAAGCGGAAAAGAAAGAACTGTTAAAACAGATTCATAAGCTTGAAGTGGAAAAGCGCAGATTGCCATACAAGGACGCTTCCGACAAGAAAATCGCCTATGTACGCTATGCTGATGATTTTATTATCGGTGTCAGCGGAAGCCGTGAGGATGCGGAGCGTATAAAGCAGGAGCTTACGTTGTTTGTGGCAACAAGATTAAAACTGGAATTGTCTGACGAGAAAACAAAAATCACGCACAGTTCCGGCAATGCTCATTTTCTCGGATATGACATCAACGTGCGCAGATGTCAGGAATCCAAAAGGAAAACCAATGGGGTTTTACAGCGGACGCTTAATAACTCTGTGGAATTGCTTATTCCCATGGAGCGGATTGAGAAGTTCATGTACGACCGTGAGATTGTCATTCAAGGTAAGGACGGCAAACTCATCCCATGGCAAAGAAACTCAATGGCGGGTCTTACTGACCTTGAAATTGTAGATACCTATAACTCGCAGACTCGTGGAATCTGTAATTATTACTGCATAGCCAGTAATTTCTCAAAGCTGACGTATTTCGTTTATCTGATGGAATACAGCTGTCTGAAAACACTTGCTAAGAAGCATAAAACCAGAATATCAGGCATAAAGAGGATATTCAAGTGCGGAAAGTCGTGGGGCATTCCTTATAAAACGAAGAAAGAGAAAAAGCGCATGATGATTGTGAAATTCTCGGACTTCAAACGAGGAACTGTCTTTGACGAACCAAGCATTGATACGGTGAAGAACCATATCCATTTCAACACAAGAAATTCTCTTGAAGCCAGGTTGAAGGCTTGTAAATGTGAATTATGCGGTGCGGAAGGTGATGGCATTGCTTTTGAAATTCATCACATCAACAAGATGAAAAACCTCAAAGGTAAGGAGCAATGGGAAATGGCGATGATTGCAAGAAAGCGGAAAACACTTGTTGTTTGTAAAGAATGCCATAAGAAAATCCATCATTCGTCATAGTGTAAATGGAAAGCCGTGTACATCGAGAGGTGTAAGCACGGTTTGGGGAGAGGCTTGTGCAAACCGACATTGGAAACAATGCACGGCGGCACTTGCCTACTCTACATGAAGTACCAGCAGATCGGCATCCCGCCGGAAGAAGCACAGTTCCTGGAAACGCGGAAGTTCCAGCTCGATGAGATTGCCCGGCTCTACCGCATCCCGCCACACATGATTGGCGACCTGGAGAAAAGTTCCTTCAATAACATCGAGCAACAGTCCATGGAATTTGTGAAATACACTCTGGACCCATGGGTTATCCGCTGGGAGCAGGCCATGCAGAAAGCCCTGTTCCTGCCGGAAGAGAAAAAGCAGTATTTCCTGAAGTTCAACGTGAACGGCCTCTTGCGCGGCGACTACGAGAGCCGCATGACCGGGTACAGCATCGGTCGGCAGAACGGCTGGCTGTCCGCCAACGATATCCGGGAGATGGAAGACATGAACCCTGTGCCAGATGAGGAAGGCGGCAACCTGTACCTGGTGAACGGCAGCATGACCAAGCTCAAGGACGCCGGGGCCTTTGCCCAGAAGGGAGAAACGAATGAAACATAAATTTTGGAGATGGGTGACAAATGTTGCCCACGATGCCTTTGACAGCGAACGGACGCTGTACCTGGACGGACAGATTTCGGACGAGACCTGGTGGGGCGATGAAGTGACCCCGAAGGCGTTCAAGGATGAACTGAACGCGGGTAGCGGCGATATCACCCTCTGGATCAACAGCCCGGGCGGTGACTGTTTTGCTGCTGCCCAGATTTATAACATGCTCATGGATTATCCTGGGAACGTCACCGTCAAGATTGACGGCCTGGCGGCTTCAGCGGCTTCCGTCATTGCCATGGCCGGAACGAAGGTCTGCATGTCGCCGGTGGCCATCCTGATGATCCACAATCCGGCGACCATGGCTTACGGGGACAAGGCTGAGATGGAAAAGACCATCGGCATGCTGAGCGAGGTCAAGGAAAGCATCATCAATGCCTATGAAATCAAGAGCGGCCTGGCCCGCACGAAGATTGCTCATATGATGGATGACGAGACCTGGCTCAATGCCCGCAAAGCCGTGGAACTGGGCTTTGCCGATGAAATCCTGTTTGACCAGGAAGACGGGGAACAGCAGCCGGAAGCCATGCTGTACAGTCCGGTCACGGTGACGAATTCCTTTGTACAGAAACTGAACCCCAAGAAACCCTTGCAGAAAGTGCCAGCCGCAAATCTCGAAAAGCGGCTGGCATTGCTCATTCATTGACAGGAGGACAAGCATAATGGATACGATTTTAGCACTGCGCGAGAAGCGCAAGAACCTCTGGGATGCGGCGAAAGCCTTCCTGGATACGGCCCGCGATGAGAACGGCATGGTATCGGCAGAGGACGCGGCCCGGTACGACAAGATTGAAGCGGATGTAGTGAACCTGGGCAAGGAAATCGACCGCCTGGAACGCCAGCAGCAGCTCGATGCCCAGCTGGCCCAGCCGACATCTTCTCCCATCACGGAACAGCCCGGTGCCAGGAACCAGGTGCCGGAAAAGAAAGGCCGTGCATCCATGGCTTACCAGAAAGCCTTCTGGGACAGCATCCGCCATAAGAACTTCATCGATGTACAGAACGCCCTGAGCGTGGGCACGGATGCCGATGGCGGCTACCTGGTGCCGGATGAATTCGAACATCAGCTCATCGACAAGCTTCAGGAAGAGAACTTCTTCCGCAGCCTGGCGACGGTCATCCATACCAGCGGCGACCGCAAGATTCCCGTCGTGACGGGACATGGCGAAGCATCCTGGATGGAAGAGAATGGCCTCTACCCGGATAGCCAGGATACCTTCGGCCAGCAGTCCATCGGGGCGTACAAGCTGGGGACGGCTATCCGTGTGTCGGAAGAACTCCTGAATGACAGCGTCTTCGACCTGGAAAGCTATATCGCCGGCGAATTCGCCCGCCGTATCGGCACGAAGGAAGAAGAAGCCTTCCTCATCGGCGATGGGAGGAACAAGCCGACCGGTGTATTTCCGTCTGCGGAATTGGGCGTGACGGCCAATGGCGCATCTATTACCTTTGATGATGTCATCGACCTGTATCACTCCCTTCGTATCCCGTACCGCCGCAAGGCCGTATGGCTTCTGAACGACGCTACAATCAAGGCCCTGCGCAAAATCAAAGACAACAACGGCAACTACATCTGGCAGCCGTCCGTCACGGCCGGGACACCGGATACCATCCTGAACCGTCCCTGCTACAGCACATCCTTTGCCCCGGAACTGGCGGCCGGCAACCGTCCCATGCTCTTCGGCGATTTCAGCTACTACTGGATTGCCGACCGGGAATACCGCTCCTTCAAGCGTCTCAACGAACTGTATGCCGCCAACGGCCAGATTGGCTTCCTCGCAAGCCAGCGCGTCGATGGCATGCTGATGCTGAAGGAATCGGTCAAGGCCCTGGAGATGAAGGCGAAGGGATAAGCCATGCTGGTCAGCCTGGAAGAAGCCGGGGAATATCTGCGGATTGATGAGGGTGATACGTCCAATGATGACGTCATCCTGTCTTCCCTGGAAACGGCCCAGGCCTTGTGCCTGGACCTGGCCCGCTGCGAGGAAGCGGATGCCGAAGAGAATCCCGTCGTGTTCCATGAAGCCATCCTATATGCCGCCGCCTTTTTGTACGAGCATCGGGAAGAAGCCGATTATTCCGGTCTGCTGAAGCGGCTGCGGTGGCTGCTGTTCGGGGTGCGGCGGAGCTGTTTTTGAAAGGGGGATGCCCATGAAGACCGGGCTTTTGAACAAACGGATTGAAATCCTGGGGAAGCAGGCGGCAACGGATGCATACGGCTTCGACACCCAGACCGACGTCGTGGTGTACCGCTGCTGGGCATCCATCGAGCCTGCCCGGGGCAAAGTGTTCTATGAGATAGAACGCAAGGCGGACACGGAGTACAGCAAGATTACCATCCGCTGGCGACCGGGCGTTACTCACGACATGAAGGTGAAGTACCAGAATCACCTGTACGACATCGACACCATCGTGGACCCGTACATGCGCCACGAAGCCCTGGAACTGTACTGCACGGAAGAAGTGAGGGGGACGGACAATGAGCGGAAGTGACTTTGAGGTCAAAGGATTGGATGACCTTTCGGAAAAACTGCTTTCTGTCATTGAAGAGTTTCCCGGCACTGCTGAAAAGGGCCTGGTGACGATTGGCAACAAGCTCAGGAAGGAGTGCGTGAAGAACACGCCGGAAGGCAGCACGGGCAAGCTGAAGAAAGGCTGGAAGCACAAGGTGGAAGGCTATAACGGCTCGGAGCTGACCTATGAACTGGTCAACCGGCACCCGGTCCATCACCTGCTCAATAACGGCCATGTCAAGAAAACGCCGGGCAGCAGGACCGTTGGCTATTATGAAGGCCAGCATTATACGGAGAAATCCGTCAAGGCCTTTGAAGCCCGGGAATTGCAGCCGGGCCTGGAGAAACTGGCGAAGAAGCTCCTGAAGAAAGCAGGCGGCACATGATCCATGACATCGACATCCTGCAGGCCATACAGCAGAAGCTGAAGGAACGGTTCCCGTATCCCGTGTATCTGCAGGAAGTGAAGGAAGGGTTCCGTCCGCCAGCGTTTTTCCTGAAGACGATGACGGTGGCTTCGCCCCAGAGCTGCAAGGAGGTGTACCGGGATACGGATATGTACATCACCTATATACCGCAGAAGCAGACGGCCAGCGCATCCATCTATGAAGTGCTGGCTGCTGCAGAAGACCTGTTCCGTGACGGGATTGCCGTCCAGGACAGGTTTTTTGCTGTCCGCTCGATGAACGAGGAACTCATCGGTGCCGACAACGACGGCGG